ATTTTCTAGGAGTGGGAAAATAGCGGACACCAAGAGTTGAAAGCTGTTAGGCAGAGCCCACACTGAAGGAAGCTCCAAGGGTAACGCCTCGGAGCTGAATCCATGCCAATTTGACTGCCACGAGCATACTAACCCGAGTTCTGGAAGTGGAACAGGGGAATGTTGATCCGGTAGTTACACCGCTATGGCGGTGTTCGTCCACCCGCTAAGCTAGGGATAATGGACATGGGAGTTAGAACCCCACCTATGCACGATAGGGGCGCGAGCGCAAGTGCGGACTGACAGGTCTTTAAATATGTTGGTTCCTCTGCGGTCTCGGGTAGTTGTTCAGTCACAACCGAAATAGCCGGAGAGAATTCACACTATCAACTGATACAAGCGGTGGCGACGTGGTTGGTGTGAATAGAATGGGTCCTATTGGAGTACCTGGTCACCCCCTTAGTTGGAAAGTGCCAGACCTTGGTGAGCTTTAGTGTTCTGGGGCAAGAGAAATAAAAGTGCTAACAGCCTGCACTTCCCCACCTTGGTTGCATTTTGGACCATAATGCACCGGTTAAGAGAATAATGGTTCGCTCCCTTCAAGAAGACAATGAAGAAAATCAAATCCGCGATTCGTAGGAACATGTCGCGGTCATCTCCCCTGGATAAAGCTGTTTATAAGGCAATTTCCGGAGGAAAACGTGGGAAGAAGAAGAAACAACAGAAGATGCGAGGTAATCGCGCGCAGTCTGGACTTTCTTTACCCATGGAGATGTGTTCGGTCAACCTGCTCAAAGCGGCAGGTAGAGACCCCTTTGGGATGATCGATGAGGTCTGCATCCCATATGGCAATGGTAGACCCTCACAGAAGATTTCTTCTTTGATTCGAGGTACTGGTTCGATTGGCGTCAACGGCATCGGATTCGTGGCTGTTACACCAACGTTTCTTAACGATAGCCCCGTCGTCTTTTGGACCCAGTCCGCCTACGACGAAACCTCGATAAACCTTACGGCTCCTGGTGTTTCAAACGCCAACAATCCGTCGGGATATTCCTACGCCTACTTTGATACCACTGGAACGAGGAATCAAGGGCGTATCTGCACGGTTGGACTCCGCATCAAGTATATTGGTACAGAGCTCAACATGTCCGGACAGGTCTTTGGCCTGTACACCCCGGACCGCGTGGATATGGAGAAATTTAACACAGCAATTATGGGCACTTTCCGTGAGACTGATGTGCGTAACTTCGGTCGCCAGTGGGTCACGCTCGGTTCTGTCTCTCAGGAAGACAAAGAGTGGGATTACACTACTGCGGATGGTATCACTGATCCTCTCCAAACCTATATGTGGTCTTCTGGATCACTAAGTTCGTTTGGTTATGGAGTCGGCTCTCCCGTCATGGCCTTTATGGTTACTGGCGTGCCAGCGTCTGCTAATGGGCAGTCGTTTGCGTTTGAGCTGATTGTACGGTCAGAG